TCAACACACCATGTGAGGCACAACTACCAATTTTCTACTTCTAAAACACTTTCCTGCCATGTACGAGTTTCCGAATATTTTGGAAGATGATATTCCCGGTCCATATAATTAAGATGCAAAAGCTCATCGTAATCGGGAAACTTTTCTGGAATTCCTTGCATTCCAATTTTAAGCAAATATTTCCTATCATCCGCTAACAATTCAGGAATCATTCTATCAACATTTTGCTTACCATATGCATGACAACTCATTTCGTATTCAATATCAAAGACAAACTTTATCATATAAAATGCCAACGGTTCAACACCAATTGTGTCATATGCTAAACCTATCAACCTGCTCAAATTTCGGAAAACTGGTGCTCCTCTATCTTTGGGAACCGCCATGCGCCATTTATATTGCATTAATGGACGCCAAGGAACAATAGGACAAATATTAGGATGGTGAACTGTTAAACCAAAATTCTCACTCATTACAAAATGGCGTTTCAAGTACACTGGACCAGTATAAACAGTACGCAAAACAGTACCACCTACAACTGTATGATATGTAATAAGAGAATTATATGTATTTTTATTTTTCATAACAACACCATACTTAACAAAAATAAATTCAGCAAACCCCTCTACAGAAATTTCGTCAAGATCACGAGGACTACCTCCCAAAAAATCATCACCAAAAAATAGATTAATAATTCTACGAGCAAGCAAGTACATCCAAATTCTCTTCCGAACAGAAATTTCAGACTCAGCCATAACAGTAAAAATATACGCTAACCAATAGAACATTATCATTATCCAAGAATTACCATGAGACGTTTCCAAACTTCCAGAAGGCATAAAACCAATAATAAGCATAAAATCTTCTATCCACCTAACAGTTTTCCCCGCCAACATTTCAGCCAAAGCTTCTATGATACACTGTATTAACAAGTACATCGGATCCTTGTCATCACGCTCTAACCATACCAAAGAAAACATTTGATAAAAAACCAAATGCATGGCGCCAATTGAGGTATCAAGGCTTGATATATCACCATCAAAGAACTTTTGCGTGCCCGCACTAACAAACCTATAACTACGATAGGTAATGTCATTGTTGTCAAGAATCAACTCATACTTATCACCCAATTCTCCAAACAATGCATCATATTTTAACTTAGCACCTCCCTTAAGCCAAGAAGTTCCAATTTCAATATGAGCACTCAAATTACGAGCGCCAGGATACAGCAAATGAAAATAAGGATAATATGTTCGTTCAATTTTCCGAAATTGCAAGAAACGACCAAGAAAAGAATCTTTATACAATGCAAAAATTCTACCCTTATGATTATATTCTCTAACCTTATCTGGATTCAAGGTTCCTTCATCTAAACTAGATCGATTTTCATCCTTAAAGGAAAGAGAAGTTATTGGTTGTTTAAAATGTTTCTCAATAGGAACCATTCCATCTTTAATATGAATTGCCGCAGAAATCATAAAAGCAGAAAAATCTCGTAATATTGAAACTAAAGCTTGATTTTTGGAAGGATTGTCAACAAATCGATAAGTACAATATTTGGTCTCAATCTCCCCCAAACTTGGAAACCTCTCAAAACCATTTTTCTTATTACCAAGAGGAATCAAACTAAAATGATGGGGTTCAAACGTAAATCGAACCTTCTTCTTTGACCGAACACAATACGAATACCAGAAATTCAAGGCACGGTTAACAGGCTCAAAATCGAAACCAGGACGAAAGGAAGGAAATTTTCTAGGAAACTTTTGTAATCGAACATGCAACATCCTCTCAACATAATAAATGACATTTGTAACATAAGGATATTTCTCAGTTCCTCCATACGCTAAATTGTAGGCAGACAAAACCCTACAACATAATATTTTCAAAGAAGGAACAACACGATCGACAAGTTTAATTCCAGTAGACAAATGATTTATGGGACACAGAACTTCTCTACTCAAATCATCCACATACCGCGAAAAATAATGTTTATCCCATTTCAATACACTATCAGCAACGTTCCTATCAACATATTCAAAAACTTTATTCCGAGGAACCCACCGCTGAGGCATATTAGGAATCACCATAGGAAACATATTACAAGAATTCAAATATAT